GTTCTTCCTGGTTTCCTTGGTAGCCATCTGAATAGCGCCAGAGATTAGCTCCTGTATATGTGCTGCTTCAAAAGCTTTTCTTACACTCATTCCAGATTCAAGGTAGCTCATGAATTCAGGATTCTCGCTAGCCTCTTTCTTAAGGTTGAAGTGTGGATACACATTTCTTAGTTCAGCGGATTCTGATTCCCACTGCTCGTACAGTGCGTCTGCTTGCTCTTTAGCAGCTCTTTTTCTCTGTTCTGCTTCAAGCCTTCTGTTTTCCGCCTCGAGTTTCTTCTGGTACTTGTACTGTTCAACCGATAGCCCTTCTCTTTCTGCTCTTTCTTCTAGCAGTTCGCCATCTTTCGCGATTGCCTCTTTGAGTCCGCTAAGATTACCAGGCTCGATATCGTACTTGTCATACAGTACAAATAGCGCATCTTCATATTCACCAAGTCGACTTCTATCTGCTTCTGCGTTCTTGAATCTCTTTGAAAGCGTATCCTTAACGCGCGCATCGTATAAGTCTTTATACTTTCGTTTGATTAGTTCTTCGAACTCTGCAGATAGGTCTTTGGGTTCATCGGCGTCTTCACCCTCTGACGGCTCATCGTCTAAATCTTCGCTATCGTCATAGCTATCATCAAACAAATCATCGTCATTCTTTTCTTCGGGGGCTGCGCCCTCTTCAGCACTGGTAGCGACACCAGTATTACCGCTTGTTCCTTCGCCGCCCTCTCCATCGAAGAGGTAAAAATCTCTATATGTCATTGTTCCTCCTGCGGCTTACCCGCGAGCATTTATCTTTTCGGATTTATGATATAAAAAAATTATTTATTATTCGACTACGGCATAATCACTTTAATATTTTGGGGGTATCCCTCTTCAAGAATCGTTAACATTTTGCATGCAAATGTATATATGATTCTTGCGTATATCATTTCATTTACATTGTCCGGATGCGATGTAAAGCTGATTACTACATCGCCTGGATTAATATCGATTGAGCTTTCTAATCTTTCGACCATATCCGATACCGTATGTACTAGCGTGCTAATCGCAAAGCACACATGGCTCTCGCCTGCGTGCTCTTTGATATCTAACGTATACGTGATTTTGCCTTGTTCATCTCTCTTACTCGTCAGTTTTGCTGATGTCATGACCTTCTCCTACGCTTGCTTGATTGCTTGCTCTATCTCTGATATTTGCTGCCCTGGTATTAACCGGTCTATCTATGCCGCGTCTTGCCTCATACGCGGCTGCGTTTAACTGCGGCGCTACTTCCATTCCTAGAGCCTGCTGTACCTGAGATGTGAATTCGCCTGCTCCAACTGTCTGGTCTAGCATTCCTGCCATCTGCATAGCAATGCTAGCTAATTGGTTCAACTTCTCGTTAAGGTTTCCGTTTTCTCCTACCTTCCTGCGGAGTTCTTCCACTCCTTCGAAATCCATAGCATCTAACAGCATTCCTGCTTGTACATAGTTGTTTGGATTAAACACGCCCATACCGTATAGCTCTTTGACTGTCTCATTTTGCGACGCTCTATTAAACGCGTTCTTTTTGGCAGCGGAGATTTTAACATCGAATATAGGTTTCTTTACAATCTCTGGTTGTCCTGTTACATCGTCAATTGTTGTTTCTTTAAGCAATGAATTTTCAAAACTGATAAATTCATACGATCCACCTTCTCCGTCAATTCTGAAACAACGAGGCTCATCATAGAACTGTCTGATTAATTCTATAATCTGCTTAACCAGCCTTACATATGCTCTATATGAACCGCCTATCATGTCGCGTGATAACTTCGAGCCTGCCTCTTGCAGTGCTGCAATGGCGCTAGCTGCCGTTACACCTGCGGCCGTGCTTCCCTGCGAGAAGTCACGATTGCCCGAGGTTTCTTTTAGTTCTTCCTTCTTCATCTCGAGGTAATTCATAACCATTGACGGTAATGGCGTTGTTTGGAACTGCCTAACATTGTCATCGTTTAGTTTGCCGTTTATCTCAAAGAAATCTTGTGAGTAATCAGCTAGCTGTTCTGGATTTATCCCCGAGTTCTTGTTGACTCCCCATCTAGGTTTACCGACAAGTGCAGCATTCTTTGCGACAATCTGGTCCATCTTATTTATTACCATCTGCGGAGATTTCATGACGTCGATATATCCGAAGCCTAGCATTTCAGATTCAACGGGGAATAAGTTATCCACAACGAACGGATATTCGCCTGAAATGTAATATCCACTCTCTAAATACTCTTCACAGTTTTCAGATGCAAAGAGTACGTGACCGTCTATAAATTTGCAGTAGTGTACTATCGTCCTGCCTTCTACAGTCTGCTTGTAGTACCAGTCATAAACGACTGTCCTGTTTGATGCTGAGTCGTCACGCTCTGTATCGTACTTCACGATTTCAGCACCTGCAGAATTTGACAGCACGCCTTCTAAGTCTGGGTACATTCCTACGAGGATATCGTTATCCACAGCGTCTATAAGAAATATATTCGGCGAATCCTGAATATATTTAATTCCTGGTTCCCATAGTAGATTTAGAACATCTATTTGCTTTACGGCGATATCACCGGCGCCGTTATCTCTTGTGTTATCCCAGTACGTAGCGTATACGCAAAATCCTTGTTTTAGCTTGTACCACCACGCATCACTATATATCTGCTGGAAATCGCAGTTATCTAGGATGCACGGTACTATCTTTGATAGTGACAATGCAGAACCTTTGTCACTCTCTTCACGTGGCAGTAGGTTAGGCATAGGATAATTATCCATAGCATCAGCATGTTTATTAGCAAGTGAATTGAACATCCATGCACTTTCAGGCTTTGGATCGTTTTCTTTTCCTTGTGCATCGCCTATGACTTCCCACTGCTTGAACTGCCACCATTTTTCATTCTCGACAATACGCTTTTTGAACTTCTCAAGATTCTGCTTGTACTTTTCGTATGTGTTCTTTGCCTCTCCTATAACCTCTTCATCAATGATTCCTTTTCGGCCATAGTTAGGGTCCCACTCTTTGCCTTCATCTTCGTTAAATGCTCCATAATCCGTTTCCGGTTCTTCCTTTGCATCTAGTGATGTTGGCTCTGGTTCCTGCTCTATATAGTCTGGCTCTTCCTCTTCATCTTCGATAGGTTCTTCGGCTGCTTTCTTTGGGTCTATCCCTAGCCTCTTCATCAGCTGTTTATCTCCCTCAGCTTGCGCGGGATCTTCTTTGGGCTCGTCATCTTCTGGCTGTTCTTGGTCTCTTAATGGTTTAGCCTTCTCAATTTCTTTAGCATTCTTTTCTTTCAGCTCTTTCTTCTTGTCTTTCATATTCGCTCCTTACATGTATTTGAAAAAGTCGTATCGTCCTAGCTGTGCAGGAATCATATTTAATGGGTCGTGTGTTCCGTCTGTTCCCTCGTATAGTTTTGCTCTGGCGTCTCGTCGCTCATTTATAGGTGACTCCATACATACATATCTCCACTCGTCATATATATGGTCTTCCATTTCGGTATTGATATCCTCTACCTTGGTTTCGCTGTAAATTAGTTCTGGTACCGTTCTTATGAAGTCCTTGCAGTTTGAAAAGCAATAGAACATCGGTATTCCGTTTTCGTCAAAAGCTAGTCTATAGTGACACTGCATTTTACCCGGTATTCGTGTATGGTCTCCCTTGTCCCAGTACACACCAGCTTCCATAAAGGAATCGGCTATTGATTTACCGCCGTTTTCTTGGAATATTGCAGGGTCTGCAACGGCTGATATTGTTCTGCCTTTTAAATTTGGGTCTGAATCCTCAATTTCTTTTATTGCCTTCGCAATCTTTTCGGTGGTCCATTTAACGCCAGTATTTGGCTGGTCTGTACAGCCGTATAGCTCGTTGATTCTATATAGTCTATTATCGTTATCTACTGCGTACCAACCTACGCTAAATGGCTTTGAGTATCCCCAGTCAAAACCTCTAAAAATTCTCCATGTTTCAGGAATCTTGAACGGACTTATAACGTGAGTCCACTTACGGTCTAAATAGTGTTCTATCTCGTCATTCCATTCTGTGAATACTTGTCCGCTAAATGAATTCCAGTCTCCGTATAGTAGCGCTTTCTTATCTGCCTCTGGGAGCATGGCTAGATTTGCGATATAGTACGGGTCGTTTTCTAACAGCTTTTTGTTATCAAAGACCGTTGATGGTACAAACATACGGCTACGTACGCGCTCTATAAGTTCACCTGTTGGGGTAACGATTTTATATACGCCCTTGATACGCGTCATAGGCGGCGCAGGTGTTATAAATCTCTTTTTTACCCAGCCGTGACCAACTCCCCCAGGGTTCGCACTAGCTCTTATATATACTCTCGTTCCTGGTGCTGTCGGTCTATTACGTGACATTAGATACATGTACTGCGTACGCGTAAAATGCGTTAGCTCATCGAATGCGATAAAGTCGTATGCTTTACCTTGATAATTGTATTTGTCCGTTTCCCTTTGCAGATTCCCAAAATATATTTTTGCTCCGCTCCCAAACTTCCAAACGTATTTTGATTCGTTGAATTTTGCGCTCGGAAATGCTTTTGAATATAGATTTATGGATCTATCCATAAGCTCCGAGAGCTGCGGAAATGTACGCCTTAAGATTAGCCCTTTATAGCTTGGTATATGCACCTGTCTTAGTGCTTCGCATAATATGGCGTCGCTCTTTCCGCCTCCAGCTGCACCGCCATATAATACTTCGTACTCTGGACGGCTCATAAATACTTTTTGACGTGGCTGCGGCTCCCATGCTATTTTCATTCTTCTACCTCCGCAACCTCTTCATCACTTAAATTAACAAGTACAATGCTTTCAGCCTCTTCAACGCTGATATTTTTATTTTCTGCCTCAGCTTCAAGCAGCTTAACTTTTCTTTCTTCGAGTCTAATTCTTTTCTTTGCAAGCTTAAGATCTTCCTTTTCTTGGAATGTAAGAATAGTCTCCATTGACCGCCTCATTTTTTCAATTGCTTGTAAAGCGTTTGCAGCATCTTTTACCTGTTTAAAATCTGTTCGCTTAAATTTTTTCTCAACAGTTTTCTTTGATACTGGAAAGCCATCTGAATTGTATTCAGTTTCTTCAACCAGATATCTATTGAACTGCTTTGGATCTAATAGAGTGTCGCTCATTATATTAGACAAGTTATGTACTATGCCTATTTCTTTAGACAAGTCTATAGATTCTAATTTAGATACGCGCTCTACAGCTTTTCCGACAGTATCTGATACATATTTCCTGCGCTTTTCTTTCCACTCGTGGCGGCGTGCATATTCTGAAATGGTACGCGCCGATGTTTGGTATTTAGTAGCTAGTTTTGCATATGATGTATTCGTTGTGATGTATTCTACTTCGAGCTTGTTCCAATCCATGATTTCCTCCAGCTTTATTATGCCTATCGATATGCGTTTTTTCGCCTGCTTCAAAATTTTTTAAAAAAGTTTTGAAAAGGTGTTGACAAGGTGTTAATGTGGTGGTATACTTTAGACAAGCTAAAGGAAGAGGTAAGTAAAACATGGATAAACGAACAGCACACATACACTTAAAAACTACCCCGAGAATTAAAGAAGCTGCCACAGAACTAGCAGCAAAGGAAGGTAGAACGCTAAGCAACTTTATAGAATCTCTGTTAGTTGAGCAGATTCAAAAAAACAAAAATAAAAAATCGAGCCGTTGGAGCGGCTCGAACACCCTAAAAATTACCACCCCTGATAATTAAAAGGAGCTATGATTATGTTAAACGAAATTACAAAGAAAATCAACTGCGAAGAATATTTAAACTCACTAGATTTTTGGTACGGAGTTAGACCAAACGGCGAAGAGCATTACACAGTATATTGCTTTATGAAAGATTCTGACGGAATATCATCCGTTCCATATACAGGAGATTGCAATATCCGTATTGGCGGCTTTGAAACTAAAGAAAACGCAATTGATAAAATAAAATCATCTGCTGCGCCCGATAAGGCTATAGTGTTATATGAGCGTGAGAGTGCAGAGATTGGCAACGAACTATATTTCTCGTTCGTGCCACAAGAAATTATAAAAGCAGCCTAAACTAAAACGAGGGTAACCCCTCGTTTTTTCTTGCTTAAAAATAACTCCACCCTGTAGCACCTAGCTCTATTCCTACCTGGGCGTTAATCATTATGAATATAATACCGTCCATTAATGCGTTCATCTCTTTTCCACCTTTCCGCTTTCTGTATTAAAAATTAATTCGCTGTCTCTATACTTATCCACAAGTTCGCCGACGTCTTTCATGCTGAGATTATTCTCATGCATTAACGCAAGAATTGTTTTTTCGTTGATTGCCACCTTTTTTCTATCTAGCATTAGCTGCCTAGTGAGTCTGTTTATATCTTTTGTTTTGATTTCAAGAGCATTCTCATAATTTTCTTTGAGTTTCTTTTGGTTATTCTTTTCTCTAGCTAATCTCCACACGAGCGTTGATATTTGATTTCTCATTTCATCGCTATAAACTTCGTGCAATCTTAATTCTAAATCTGGGGAATCTTGATAGATTTTGTAGCACTCAAAAAGTTTCTTGGCGTATCTACATTCAGTGCCCCCTTCTTCACATTTCTCAATCTGTTTTCGGTGTTTTTTCTTTGTGTCAAAAAAATGCATGCAACCTTCACATGTGATTGTGTTTTCTTTATGCGCCATAAAAAAAGGGCATTTAATGTAATAGCTCATCATTCCCTCCTCATTCTGATTAGCACGCTAAATCCGAGGCCGTCCCCTGGATCTTCTGAAAAGAATCCGACTTGCCTGCCGTCGTGTTCAACTATGCAATCTGTGAATACATATTTAGTTTTATTATTTTTATTTATTAACTTTGAAATAAATCTTCCGTCTCCGGGATCGTTTATGATTCTCTCTACTTGCCCCTTTGTAAATGTTCTATCCGAAACAATCGGTTCTGGTTTTTTTAAACCTAAAGAACCGCCCCAGCATCTTTTACTTTTTCCTTGCCTTGCCATATACAAGGCTTTTCCTGTAATTCCTGTTTCGCTAAATCTAAGTTTATCTGTATTGCAGTATCCGGCTTTCCACTTTTTTTCTAGAACATCTCTATCTGCCCCTTTAAAAATCATGTGGATGTGGCATCTTGCTTTTGAACCTGTATCATCTCCTTTGTGATTTGAAATTACATATACAAATTCAACATCTTCTTTTCCACGCTTTGCCATTTCGTATCTAACGCGGCGCGCATAGTTTCTAACGTCTCTTAATGCCTCATCTCTGTTAGCCGGAAGATGTGCATCATCGTATGTAGCGTCTACGCTGTAATCACCTTCGCTAAAATTAAGATTGCATAATCTCGCAAAATATCTCTGTGCTCTTTTAGAGTTGAGATTTTTTTGTGCCGGTGTAGATTCTTTTACCTTCCTTGCTCTCTCATATTTTCTTTTTCTTGGCGATACATTAAATATTTCTATTTCTTGATAATTTCCGCAGTTATATTTTTTAGTTCTAATCATATCTATATTTTCGCTAACTTGTTAATACTCAATTGAACTTTTAAACCAGCTCGTAGCTGGTAATTGTTTTCTCGTTTTTTATGTTTTCTTCTTATATATATGAGGCGGCGAATATGACTACTTAATTATGTTGTGCTCTTATATGTATATTTATTTTCAGAAAGGATCTTTATGTTCGCCGCCGTCATAGCAATTTAGTTATATGAATATCCAGTATAGAATCACTAGGCATCCTGCAGAGATAAGTAAGTCTGCTGCTAGATATAGTTTGTTTGCTTTTTCCGTTTTGTTTAGCGCAGTGAATAGCAGCGCATTAACTCCTGCTATAATTCCTAATATCCATAATGTAAGTATTAAGTCGATCATTGTTTACTCCTATATATATGAAGTAGCGGACGTTGGTTTGAGAGATTATCATTTTTACATCTTTATTGTTTGCCTTATAAAAATAACTTATGGTGTCCGCTACTTACATAACGTATTATTAGATTTTGTCTATTCTCACTTATATGGATTTGGCAGCGGCATCCATGCAGTAACTTCATCCACATTTCCGCCCGTGCCGGACAAATAGACTTCCCCACTTATAGCTTCGTCAAATGCATCTATCCACACATCAACTCCATCTGTTACAATTACCTCTTCGTTATATTCTGGTAAGTTTTCGATTATGTATATCCACTGATGTTTGGTGTACTCTTCATCTTCTGGTGTTAGTTCTTTGAATACAATTTCTTTCCATTCTGGGATTTTGTCGTACGCCTTCATGGTCTTGCGCTCCTTTTTTACATCTCAATACAAACGTTCTGCCACTTTTTATAAGCGTCAAGATAACACTCATTCTTATCTCCGTTGTAGGTAACCTCGTAGTACATACCATCTGGTACGTTTGTGCTTAGTAAAGCCTTTGAGTTTTGCAAGGTCTTGCAGAACCATATAGTAAATACATCGTCTGTTGTGATTTTGCCGTTCTTATCGGTTGATTCCACTCTGTCGTTGTAATAATTTCTTACAAGTTCTTTACACTTCTTTATAAATTTTCTTTCGTCCATTATTCGCTCCTTAATAATTCATATATAGCGTTTCAACTCTTCGTTTTGAACACTCGGCCGTAGTTGACTTGTGTTCTTTTCGCCAATCTTTTAGCTGTTCGTTGTATAGTTCGTTTTCATACGCTGAAATCATGATTTTGCAGCTGCTTTCTTTGGCAATTTTTAGCAGCTTCATATGCTGCTCGTTTGTCATTTCGTGGTTGTAAAGGTACTTCTTCCTTGTATCCTGCAGGTACGGAGGATCAATATAAATAAAAGTGTTTTCGCCTTTTAAGTCACTTGTAAGCTCTAGCGCGTCCTTATGTTCAATCTGTGCATGCTTTAGCCTTTCGGCCGCCAATGCGATGGTTTCCGGAAGCCCTGCCCACGCTTTTGCGGGATTAGGGCTTGTAGCCCCTAGTCCTCTCCTGTAACCGTTCTTATATTTGTTGCCACATCCGAATCCCTGCCAGCACTTAACTGCAAATCTTCTTGCACGCTCGATAGATAACGCCTCTTCTTCGCTCTCTACATACACCGTTGTGTATTCTGTACGCGAGTACGGTGTGGCTTCTATCAACCTGCATAGTTCTTTGTGGTGCTCTCGTACGACCTTGAAAAAGTTATAGATATCATCGTCGAGGTCATTCAGGATCTCGTTATATGCGGGTTCTTTATTCAAGAACACCGCCGCACTTCCTAGGAACGGTTCGCAGTACACTTTATGAGGTGGTATGTGGCTCACTATCCACGGAGCTAATCGGTTCTTGGCTCCTGGATATTTCAACAGTGTTTTCATAATTTTTCTCCTATCGCTCGTACTACATTTACAGTTACGCCGTTTCCAGCTTGCTTGTATAATTGATTATTGCTGTTTACAAATTCTGCTTTTTCGAAATAATCATCAGTCCACCCTTGGAGGCGAAAGCTTTCTCTCGGTGTCAGTTTTCTAACCGCCAGATAGCAATTATATTTCTCACTCCACACCGCCCAAACGTCTTTTTCTTCATCCGCCTTTATCGCAATTCCGTGTTGGTCTTGCGTTGTTAGGGTAAACATATCTTCCCCAGCTTCCTTGCACCTTCTTCCGTTTTGGCGCTTCTCTTTCCTAAACGGTGTTAGTACGGGAATTGCAATTGCTGTGGCCTCGTTTCTTCTATTTGATACTCCGCAGTCTTTCGTCGTAAGACAGTTCGCAATTTGCAGCTCTTGTAACTTGTTTGATGATTTATCGACGCCAAATGCGTATAGCCCTGTTTTCGCACCTACTCCGCCAGCTTGCGCATTTTGAGTACAGGCAATTCCGTTACTATCGTAAACTCGATGCGCTTGTGCTCCGCCAATTAATTGCCTTGTACTATTTTCTCCGCCATTTCCCGCGATAGGAAATATTTGTCGTCTACTTCTTCCTCGATAACATCCAACAACGTATATGCGCTCCCTATTTTGTGGAACGAACCATCTCGAGTTGATATTTTGCCACTCGAGATCGTACCCGAGTCGGTCCATTTCAACGATGATTGATAGAAAGTCAAGTCCTCTGTTACTAGAAAGCATTCCCTTAACGTTTTCGTAGATAATCCATGTGGGTTTATCTTCTTCTTCGAGCTCTTCCAAGATTCTAAAAATTTCTCGTACAAGGCTGCTTCTTTCTCCGTCAAGTCCTGCTCGCCTACCTGCGACTGAAAAATCTTGGCATGGTGCTCCGAAAGTCCAGCAGTTGGCTCTTGGAATATTGGTAGAGTTAACTGCTCGAACATCTCTTGCGTACCATTTTTCATTGAGGTATTCACTTCTTAAAATCTCCTTTTGTCTTTTCTTTCTATCTAGTGAGTTTAAAAAAGCTCGCTGTTCATCTGTGATAGTGTGCATGGATCTATAGCTGGCTTCTGCGAATTTGTCGAATTCGCAGTGCCCTATGCATTCATGCCCCGCTAGCTCTAGCCCTCTTGTGAACCCCCCCCACTCCAGAGAAAAAGTCTATAAATTTCATCTTAGTAGTTTCCTATCATGAATTTTGCTAGTTCCTGATATTCATCTTCTGTTAGCATTGCTCTTTTAAGTGGTGTTCCGTCTTTGTCAAAAGTTCTTATTTCATATCCTGGTTCTTTTCCGTACCAAGATATTTTTATAAGTTTCTTTTTTCTGCCCTTGCTATCTGTCGATAGTGTGGCTAGCTCTTCTATGATTTTGTAGTCCATTTGCTATTCCTTGTTAACTGTCTCTTTAGTGCATCAGCGCACGCCTTGCATAGAACGTGTACTTCTTGCTTTCCATCTGAATTTTCTAGTGTAAGTATTTCTCGCTTCTCTCTTGCGGTACCGCAACCGCAAAGCTCACAGTAGTTTATATTCATTGCTTCTCCTATATGTAGTGCACATCAATTCCATACTGTCTAGCTGCTGTTTCTTCAATTCGGCAGCCTCTAGCTGCTAGCCAATCATGAGCGAATACCGCCATATCTGCAGTAGATAGCAGTTTTAATGATTCCGCCAGATAGTATAGTGATTCCGATTTCACGTTCTTATCTTTGATTTCTTTTTCAACCTTGTTTTTATCTAGTACCGAATCTATAAAGGTAGCCGCAGGATTAATTTCTCTCTTAATTCTTTCTTTAATCATTGTTCTTTCTGCAGCTATTTCTACATCTGTTTTGCCCGCCATTGGCTGCGATATAAAAAATAGTTTAGGCAACTTTGTGTTTAATTTTTCTTCAATGTACGCATCCATTGTCATTTCGTCGTTTGTTTCGTAACTCATATTTATCTCCTTAAAACATTTCTGGTTCTTCGCCTTCCCTGGCGCGTATTTTTTCATATTCTTCTTCTCTAGCGTTTATCTCCGCTTTTAGGTTTTCGTTAGCTTGTTCAATCATTCTTCTTGTTGTAGCGCTTACTTTTTTTATAATGTCTTTATTTTTTAAGATTCTTCTTTCGGCTTCCCTGTTTGCGTATACCAGCATTCGCATTTTTTCTCTTCCTGCGGGATCATACATACAGTGCCATTCGTTACAGCATTCGCATTCATTACAACATTTACCACAGATGGTCCCCTTAATTCGCCTGCACCAGCGAAACGACCTGTTGTCATTTGGTGCTCCGTGTTCGTGCCCGCACCTGTCACACACACATCCTACGTTTACCATCTTTTCCTATCTACTTCCTCTAAGATTCCTGTTATTTCTTTTCTTATTGTTTCAAGTTCCTCATAAGTCATTCTGAGGTATCCGCTAGAGGTACTGAGTATCAAGAGTTCATCCTTATTCACCACATACGCAAAGCCTTTTTGTTCAGACTCATATGTTAATGTGTCATCGATAGCATCCGCCTTGTGCAGAATCTGATTTACATTTAAAGCTACGCTTGGAATAGTTGTAGTTGCTTTCCATCTACTCATAAATAGTTCCTTCCTATAAGGATCATCCAGTCATTACGTGCTTGCTCTGGTGTCATTCCTTCGTCTATCTTTTCTTCTTCGTATTTCTTTTGATAAAAGCGTCTTAGTTTAGTGTTCTCTTCTTGTGCCCATTCGCTGCAGTTCATATGCAGCTCTTCGTGGTGCTCGTGGCACACGTCCACTTGAAAGCCTAGATCTATACTTATTTGGCGGTTAGACCCTCCGAAAACCTCGTGTCTTTCGGCATAAGGTTTTCCGCAATACACGCAGAATCTACTTGCTTTATCCTTATATCCGTTTTGTTTCTTCTTTTTCTTCCTGGTCTGCGGCTTTGGAAAAGCACATGTTTTGTAATATTCCATCATTTGGCTAGTCTCCTAATCGAATGTAATTGTTCGCAGTTCTTCATCGCTCCAAGGTTCTATATTTGACAACACACTTTTTTCTTCGCATACTTCTAGTTTAGGTTCTTCATGATCAGCGAACTCTCTAGTAATAGCTGATTCGGATACAATTCCTTTAAAATATTTTCTTCGTCTTTCAACATCCATATCGCGCCTCTCTTTGTACAGTTACCTTGCCATTCATGCGTTTAAGATTTACATATCCATCTGATGTTGTTATTTTTGCTCCTGCAATCGTACCGCTATCGACCATTTCATGCGCTAGCTTAATCACTTTGATAATGCAAGGTTCAATAGGTTTAAACTTATCCACGTTTAACCTCGCTTTTATCTGCACCCTAGCGCATATAGAAATATGTGCAGCATAGGAAATAGCAGTGATAAACAGATAGTTCCGATTAGGTTTATTACCTTGAAGTTACCTTCCTCGTCCGAAAATATGTCTTTGAATAACTCTTTATTGCTCATTACATGCTCCTGTTCTTGTAGATTTTGTCTGCTACATCCCCTGCAAAATATTTCTTGCTTCTTCCGTCCGGCAAGCACTCAACGCCATTCATTAGGTCTCTTACACTTGCACGGCTAATTTTTAGATATCTTGATATATCTGATATAGTCGGAAAGCTACCATATTCTTTTTTAAGATCGTTTAATATTGCTTGCCTATCCATTTTTATTCCTCTTCGTGTTTGGATCTTTCTACATCGAATCCATCTGGGTATCTTAGCTTTAACTTTGCTAGATTGAGTTTTGCGACTGATTCTAGTGGCACACCTGCGTTATATGCGGTTATGGATAAGTACCAAAGAACATCGCCTAGTTCATTAATTAGTTCTCCCACATCTGCATCATGCCCTCTAAATGTAGCCTTATTGATTTTGCCGACCACTTCCCCGATCTCTTCGCACATTCCCATTACAGATTCGATTACGCCTACTTCTTTTCCTGTTCGCAGCGTTTCATGCTGATAGTCGTTTAGCGTCATTTTCTGTTCATAGTTAATCTTTGCGATTAAGAATCTCGGTAGTTCTTCTTCCGGGATATCCTGAATATCTACACGCAGCGCCTTATCTCCGTATGATAAAAGCACTTCGTCCTTATCTGGTGTAACGATTATCATGTCGAGGTCCTTGCATGTATTCATTGCGTGTAGGGTATCTCTTATTGCTGTACAGATAATTTGTCTTGTGGTATTTGTATCCATTTTGTTTTTCTCCTATTTTTCTGAGTTGTTTAATATATAATCTCCTTGTAAGCTGTTTCTTAATTTGTTAAGGAGGTTTTTATGCCTGTAAACTTCACTATTGATGATTGGAAAACTATTTATGAAGCCCTATACGACCTCAGGGATTTTTACAACTCCGACGGAGATATTGGGATGTCGGCCAACCTTTACATGTTCGACAATGAGGATGTTAAACGAGTGAATTCCTCTTTAGAAAAGGTGGCATCCGTTTTAAAACTCAACGGTGTTGACCCAAGTTCTACAGGTAAATAGTTTTATCTAACAGCCTTGTTAGCAATGCGACGAGGCTGTTTTTCTTTTAAGAATTCAACTCTGTAATCAACTCTTATGCCCATCTTTCTTAAGTTCTTAATTTCCCTGAGTAATGGAAATAAGGATTTTCTCATTTCTTTTGTCATTTTTATTCACCTCTATTGTTAGCTATTTATTTTAGCTTGGCTAATGATTCGACCAACTGTGCGATTTCTCTTGTACACGCGCCCTTTGATAGTTGAGCCTTTATTTCATCAGCTAGCAACTCTTGTATCTCAGTAACAATTTGAGCTTCTTTTAGTACATAATCTGGAAGAGTTATATTTTTTCCTACATATCCAGAACGCCTATTAGCCGTTACTTCTTCAATTCTCTTTTTGGCATTGTGTAACTCTTCTCTTGTACGAGCTAGTTCAATCTTGGTTTCTTCTAGCGTTTTTTCTGTGGCTCTTAATTTGGTAATTGGTGATTCCATTTCGCTTTCCTTTCTTAAACCTCTTCAGGCTTATCTGTCTACAGATTTAGTTTTCTAAACCTAGTGGCAAAAAAAATATTTATCTATATCTGTTTCTGGAATATCTAGCAATTTCATAGCTCTGCTCATTTCAGCCTGGCTCCATTCCGCATTATTGTTCAACTTAAGCGATAGCGTAGATCTGCCAATTTCTAAAGCATCCGCAAACTTTTCGAACGTGGTGTACTTGGTTTTAATGCGTGATTTAAGGTTTGTATAATCGTAATTCATCACTTTCTCCTTTGTTTAGTTTTCTAAACTATATCGCACATTATTCCGTCTGTCAACACTTTTGTTTAATTTTCTAAAAAATAATGTTTGATTTTCTAAACTGCTTGTGTATAATGGTATCACCTTAAGCAGAAAGGAATTTACGATGGATATAAGAACTAAGAGATTAAATGAAGCTTTTCACGCTTCTGGGCTCTCGCAAAGCGAGCTTTGCGAGAAAGCCAATATAAATAAAGGTGCGTTATCTTCCTATTTGTCTGGAAGGTATTTCCCTAAACAAATCGCATTAGAGAAGTTATCATCTGCATTAAACGTCTCTATTTCTTATTTGATGGGGTTTGACGATAGTTCACAAAAGAAAGTATCCTCTCGACCTCTTCCATCTAACATCATTACTCCTGCTGCATATGCAGTTCCTATCTTGGGAACTATTTGTGCCGGCAGCGGTATTCACTGCGAAGAAAATTTTCAAGGTCACTTCTATGTGGATCGGACTATAAAAGCAGATTACTGCCTTAAAGTTAAAGGTGACTCTATGATTGATGCTGGTATCTATGATGGTGATTTTGCATTCATTCGTAAATCATTTGATTATTCCGATGGAGATATTTACGCTGTATGCTGGGGAGCAGAAGAATCTGCATCACTTAAGAAGTTATATAAGATGGATGATAAAGTGATGCTGCAACCTTGTAATTCAGATTATGCTCCTACTCTTGTAGATGCGGATGATATTTATATAGTTGGAGAGTGTATAGGAACTTATCACGCTAGGTAATAACCGGGAGGTATATCATGAAGGCTTTTAGAGGGTATGTTTTATGTGTAATAGCTGTATTCCTTTTAGGACTTGTCTGGGCAGCTTCCACTGACCGATATAATAAACAGCACGCTAAAAATTCAGCAGTCCATAAAGTGATCAAAGAAAGCAGCCAGGATGAGGAAGAAGATAGAGATTTTGAAGAACATAGGATAATTGAAGAAGCGAAAGAAGATGCTGTTGATTGGACTGAGGCGCGTTCTCTTGTAGGTACTAATGCATGCATTAAAGGCGATGTTGTTTCTCAAGACGATGACCGCGAGGATGGTGTGTATCTATATATGGGAAATAATGTTAGTAATTCAAACAGGTTTCAAGTTTTTGTTCCTGATGACTGCTTATATAGATTTGCAGATAATCACTGTGACTACTACCAGTGCACAATTGCTGTATATGGAAAGGTTGAATTATCTAACGGTATACCTCAGATAACCGTTAGGCACCCCGACGATATTGTTATTTTACGGTAACGTAAGAGCTGCGAGGGCTTGATGAAAAGATATAAATTTACTAAAACATTTACATATGATGGCAAGCGGTATTATATCCGGGCAAACTCTGAGCTAGAGCTTGGAATGAAATATCAGAAAAGGCTCGAGGATCTTAAGGCTAACCATGTGATTATTAATTCTAATATGACGCTTGGAGACTGGGCTAGGAAATGTATTGAGACTTACAAGACTAGTTCTAGCGAAGATGCTCGTGATAGGTATTTAGATTTTACAGAGAAATATATAGTTAGTGAGATTGGTCATTATAAACTTAAGGACGTGCGCCCTATAATGTGCCAATCTCTTATTAATAAGTATGAGGGTATGAGCAAATACACTATAGGACAAGTTTATCAGAAACTTAATTTTATATTTAGAAAAGCTGTGGATAACGGTTTGATTAATTCTAATCCAGCTGCAGATATATCTAAACCTACAGGTACATTGAATAAAAGGCGCTCTCTAACCTCTGAGGAGCAAGAGGTATTTGTTAAATGTGCTTTAAAGCACCAGTACGCTATATACTTTATGCTTATTTACCTATGTGGCTGCCGCCCTTCTGAGGCAGCGAGGGTAAAGTATGAAGATATAGTCATCAGTAAAGAACGCAAGTACATTCATGTTCGAGGAACCAAGAGTGCAGCGGCCGATAGATATGTACCGCTTCCGGATATGCTAAATGATTTACTTACTGGATCTACCGGCTATTTAATCACCACATCTCAGAATAATACGTTATCTCACAAAAAGAGATTGTTTGCCTGGAAAAGCCTTGTGCGTGATATAAATATAGATATGGGCTGCAAGATGTATAGGAATCAGCTTATACCACCTTATCCTTTCGGTGATGATTTATCCACGTATTCACTCAGGCATACGTATTGTACTAATCTCCAAAAGAAAGGTGTTGATATTCGTACCGCTCAATACTTGATGGGGCACTCTGATATTAAGATGACTGCTAATATCTATACACATACAACATTAGATAGTCTAGATGATAGCTGGGATATGATAAACGTAAAGTAAAACGCGCGGCTTAAGCCGTGCGTTTATTATCTTTTACTCATCCTTAGTCTGATTATTAATTTGTCTCTTTCTTGAAGTTCTCCGATTTTTCCATCCAGGTCAGATTCTTGCAAATGCAAGATTTTATCTAACCTAATAGACGTTGGCTTGGAAAGCCCAGCTTCCCTCCACTCATCAATACGACATTCTCGTACATCGTCTCCTCTGTCGGTTCCTGTCATTTTAAGACTAACAATAGCTGCCCTTGATTTATTTATAATCAATACAGGTCTTCGCTTTACCTCGTCTGAGTCTTCAAATTTAACAAAAGCCCAATGAATCTCCCATTCTTTAATAGTCATATTCTTTAGGCAAAACTAGATACCCGTCATTATCCCTATGCCCTATTACCTCGCAATCCGATAAATCTAACTCTAAGGGTTCTAAAACATCATGCTTGCAGAAATACTCCCTTATTAGTTCGTTCGGTATGGCTACGTGTCGATTTCCATTATAGCGTTGTGCCCATGGTCCCCCTGGTTTGTGCGTCATGTCTCTTAACGTGCTTGCACTGTACCTGCCTTTATCAAGAGCTACATCGAGCATCACTTCTTTTTCTTCGTCAGTGTATTTAGATATATCAAAATCACCGCTAAAGTTTTTTATAGGATTATTTTTGTTTTCTTTAAATTCGCAATAAACCGAAGGGACTACTGGACCGTGTATCCATGCCTCTATACCTTCTGAGAATAAAGGTTTTCCGTTTGTTTTTAGGAACTGGCCTTGTGCATAATATGTGAGCTTATTAAGCTTCATATTTGTTAAATCGTTTTCTTCATCTTCTTTATCGCTTAATAGATAAATAAAGAAATTAGCAACATCTATAGCTTTTAACAT